GCTTTAAGTTGCTTGATATAGCCATCGGGCAAATATGGATTGCTTGAAGTAGGTGCTTTAATTAACTCGTAGCCATCGCGTGGTTCTTTGCCCCACATTTCGTACATGAAAGCAAAGCCTTCAGGAGTTGATACTGCTGCAAGCGTGTTAGGCGAGTTGTCTGGTTTTCGTTCTCTAATCCGTCCAAGCATTTTAGTCCAAACCAGTTTGGCTTGGTCAACACGCAACGTATCGGCTTCATCGATTACCGCATCCGCTAATTGAAAACCAACCAAACGCTCTGGGTTGTCTGCTGATCTAAAAATAATCTGCGAATTGTTTTCGAGTTTGATAATTGCATCAGCTTTATTAAGATTATATTTAACTCCCCACTCATCAAGTATTTCTTGAAAGCGCGGGAAAGCAATCAATCGGATAAGATCATAAGTAGGCTCAACAAACCCAAAAGATAAACCATCGTATTTAAGTGCAAGCAAAGCCAATCGAATGACAGCGGCTTGTGACTTTCCCGCGCCATATCCCGCCACCATAGCAGGATGGATTGCTTCACTGAAAATGAAGTCCTCTTGTGGTTTAGTTAACTTAAGCCTAATCTTCACGCGCTGCTCGCTCAACCACAAATGTGTAACCTGTTTTTATAGTTGCTTCAACACGATCTGTTGATACGCCTGCTGCTTTACCTCTGGCAATTTCAGCCGTAATAGCCGCGTTAATTTGATTGTTTTTTACAGCAAGATTGCGCAACGTCATCAAGTCTTTTAAATGCGATTCAAGTGTAATGCCAACGGCTTCAATGATTGGTTTGCGTAGTTCATCAACCCTTGCTGAAATATTGCTGTCAGCCATAAGCCGTGAAGCATTAGCTTGTATTGTTTCAGGCTTAGTTGTTGGCTTTGTATCAAACGCCCCACGATAAGCATCAGCCTGTGTTTTGCCTTCTGCAACGAGTTGTGCAAAGCGTTCTTGTTTAGGTGTGAGAGCCATAATTATTATTCGTTTAATTTATATCCGTGGCCTATTAAAACCAAGTCTGGTCTAAAAGCTGGTTGGGTATTGATAGCCGGTTCAAAAGTAGCTAACGATTCATCTTGTGGCGTTCCTATAACATATTCGTATTTTAAAAATTTTTCAACCGACTTAACAATTAGCTCAACACCTAAACTCTGAAGCGAGTTTTCCCATAACGTTTTTTCTGTGTCGTCTGGACGGATAAAAACGTGCCGCTGTTCTATAATATCTCCGCCATCCATTTTATTGCTTAATTTATAAACAGTGCCTCCAGTCACTCTTTCACGCATTTTTAAAGCCCACCTAATTGCATCGCGCCCCCTATGAATAGGCAGCAAAGACGGATGATAGCCAATACCGCCATATTTTGCTTTTAACCGCGTTTTTTCGCCAATAAAATCATGAGAATGTGCCGCAATAATTAAATCGATATTTTCCGGCATTGTTGAAGCATTTAGCGTTCCAGACGGTATTAAACGAATAGAATGCAAATCTGCTTTTGCAGCAAGCCTGTCTGTTTTTTCTCCGCCAACTGGTGCAGCAATTGCGGAAACTTCAACGTTTTTTATTTTTAAAAGCGCATTAAAAACTTGCGCTCCAAAATGTTTTTGTCCGGCAAGTAATATTTTCATTTTTTAACGCCAAAGTATAAATCGTGCATTGTTGGCCTTTTTTTAAATTTTTTTATAAAAAATAAAGTTATTTTTTTAAACATTTGCAGCTGCCCTTGTCATTTTGTAGCCCTGCACCGCACGTAGATGCCCCCCATACCCAGTCGCGCAACCTTTTTTTCCTCGTAAAGATTTTTTAATTGAAGCCCCTGATTTGCCTTTATGACCTCCGCCTTGCATTTGAGATACTTGTAGCCATCTTTTATCGCGCCTAAGTGCCGCGCATAACGCTGGGTGCGAGGTGTGAAAGTAAACAGCTTTTGTGCGATCGTGATATTTATTTGCCTCAGTAAACTGAAGCCTACATACCTCGTTTAAAAATTTCATTCCTACGCCAGCTCCTTGCCATTCTGGCATGACAACCATTCTACACGCCCTCATTCCGCCAATTTCGAGTCTAGGTGAGCAAGCAATGTGGCAAACCGCCTCACCATTTACAAAACCAACATAATAATTTGCCGCTACCATCAACGGTAATTTTAAATAATGATGCGGCTCAAACATTCTCCAATACGATGAGTCTGTCTTGAGAATCTCAAGCTCAAATTTTGGCCTTTGCCAAAGATCCCCCCTAGCAAGCTCGCCAGTATGAGTATCAAAAACCCAATCAGGTTCAACCCAGTCTAAAATATCATAATGGCAAGATAGCAAAATAGCCTGCCCATTTCCGCGCTTAAACGATTTGCTAAATGCTGACGCGCCTATTTTTGCAATTTGCCTATCAACCACAGACGTAAATTCGTCAATAATAACCCTGTCGTGTTGCTCGGCAATAACACGAGCAAGCCCCGCTCTAAACTTTTCACCGTTTGACAGCGCGTGAAATGGTCTAAGCCATGCCGGAACAGACCCTAAGCCAACAGACGCAAGCGACCCTGCTACATCATCAAAATTTCCATCTTTTGCAATACAGTCAATAATTGGCTTATTTTTTTCCCATCCTAAATCTCCGTCATAAATGCCAACGTCCTGCCAAATCGCCCTGCCAATACTGGTTTTTCCAGAACCAGACGCGCCTACAATAACGCCTATTTTCCAGTTGTTGTCTTCTAAAGGAATATCCGCGTCAAGGTTAAAGTTTGCCCCGCTTTCACAATTAAATAACGACTTTACTCGCGCTGCACGGTACGAATTAAACTCAGAGCAACTGTTTCTTATTTCAATTTTCATTTAATTTACCAATACTTTGCATTCAAGACCGTCAGCAATAAGCCGATCGTATATTTCTGTTTGGTGCATTTCGTCTTTGCAAACAACTAAAACAGAATAATTTTCTTGGTAATTAAATGGTTTTTCTTCTTCGCTATGCTTTTCTTCTTCAACATTGCCAAACTCGCCCAATTCGCCAGCATCAAACCCAAGCAAATCCAAATCAAACCCATCGTCCGACAATTCGCCCAACTCTAACGCCAACAAATCATTATCCCAACCACTATTCAACGCCAAACGATTATCTGCAAGGATATATGCTTTCTTTTGCGTCTTAGTGAGGTGTTTAAGCTCAATGGTTGGTACTTCATCAAGATTTAATTTTTTAGCCGCCAACACGCGACCATGACCTGCAATAATACCGTTATCACCATCAATCAAAACGGGATTGTTAAAGCCAAACTCTTTTATGCTTGCCGCGATCTGCAACACCTGTTGTTCGCTGTGTGTTCGTGCGTTATTTACATACGGTATTAAATCCGCAGTTTTACGTTGTGTGATTTCCATCAAGTAATCCTATAAGGTATTTTAGCTTTTAAGCACATTCTAACCATTGCCAATATTGTCGGTTTTAACTCAAGTGGTTCATTGGAAAATTTTAAACGATTTAAAACAGCGTTTTCGCCTTTTGTTACCGCATATAGATTCTCAATATTAAAATTTTGTTTGTCGTTATCATAAAACCTGACAATCGTTTCACCTGTTATTTCGCCATAATGCTGTGCATAAATCAATCGATGCTTTAATTTCCAACAATGGTGTTTGTTACCACCTTCAGAAACTTTAACATAAACATAACCATCTCTATCTATTCTTTCATCGCCAATTTGTCTAGTTCTATAACCAGTATGACCTTTTTTAAATCTGCTTTCCGATTCCCCATTGACGCCTTTTAATCCTTTATTCCAAGGCGTAAACCCTTTTTCAAACTGCCCGCTGTTCATTTTAAAATAGCAGGTAGCTCTTTGCGTTCTGGGATGTCATTAATGCGTGTTTGTGCATCAAGGACTAAACGCGCATTATCGACAATTGTACGCGCAATAATTGTCAAACTTTTTGAGCGTTCTGCTTCAAAAGCCAGTTGTTCAACGCTTAATGATTCTTCGCTCAATCTTTCCATTTGAGCAAATAAATGATTGTTTAAATCTGTTAACGTATTTTTCATTCTAATCCCTATAAGCCATCAATATTTCTTTGCACATGCCTGAGCGCACAACATCATCCACCGTAAACTCAACCATGCCTATCTTATCCACATTTTGTAATCGATTAACCGCGTCTTGTAAACCGCTCATGCCAGCAATATCTTTCTGCTCAATATCACCATCAATAATGACTTTGCAATCCTCACCAATGCGCGTTAAAAACAGCTTCATTTGCTGTGGCGTGCAATTTTGCGCTTCATCTAAAATATAAAAACACCGTGCAAACGTTTTGCCACGCATAAATTCCAGTGGTTTAAACTGAATAGATCCACGTTTTAGCAAATACTCTGTGTGCGATTTCCCAAGCCGCTCATTAAGCACATCTAGCAAAGGCTCCATATAAGGCGCATATTTTTCGGATAATTCGCCCGGCAAATAACCAAAACCACGACCAGCTTCAACGTTAGGTCGCGTCATAATAATTGTGTCAATAATGCCCTCTGACAGCATTTGAGCAGCTACCCCTGCCGCTATATACGTTTTACCTGTTCCCGCGCTACCAATGGCAAATGTGATGACATTAGCGCGTATTTGATTCAGATATTGCTGCTGTGTTTTGTTTAACGCTCGGATTGGTTTAATTTTCGGCTCATAATAATCATTTTGTGGTGCAAACTTAGCTGATCGTTTCTCTTTTCGCTTCATGCAATTTTGTTCCTGTTA